TATTCACCCCGTTTGGGGTATTTATCGAGATATCGACACGCAAGGCCGCGTGTGCGAATTTGCACCTTCTGGAAGCACTAATCGTTTTTGTCGCGAAATCGATTGTGTGGGCTTGTGTGTTAATCTCTATTTTGTTTTGACATTGTTATTGGATTTAGAATCTTACGGATATGACAGCCCCATCGTGCAGAGCACGACGTGGCGCTTATCTGGCAGACATAGGCGATTTACCCTGCGCCGGGATCACCGGCTTGGTCATCGCTTATGCTAATTGGGATGGATATTTTCGGGATTCCGACCTGTCACATATGGGTCTTATAATAACCTGCACGTGACAGAGATATTTTTTCTTTGAGATGCATATGCACCTGTATTTCAGGGGGCATTTCACTCAAATAAGAAAGACAAATAACTAGTCACTTCTTACTCTTATTAAGACCTAAAAGTGACAAGCCAGAACCCCGAGAAAATAAGGGTTTTGGCCATTTCATTTAAAAACTATTTTTAAAAATAGAATCCCGAAAACCATCAAAAACGTTAGGGGTCTGGCCTGCCGATAGCCTGAGCGGTAGGTGGCCAGAAACCCAAAAACGAAAAGAATTGAATAAAGAAAAAGTCGGTCTGGACGTAGGAGCCTGCCTCCGTATCGGCCTGTAACGACTTGCAACGGGATGCGTAGCATTCCTTGCCGACCATCAACATTCATAACGAATTAAATTGCACTAACTGAAGCACATCCGGTACATTTGATAAATACATAAGTAGGTTTCCTATCCCTACTTAATGCGTCCGTTCCAATCCGTCACGCATCATAGGCCATCAGCACTTCGACAATGCTGATGGCCTTTTTATTTTAAAAGAAAAAAATCGAATTAAATTGCATTAATCGGAGTACATCCGGTATTTTTCATAAATAACTTTACGAAACCTATGTCGAAGTAGGTATTTTTATCGATTGGATAACCAAATGAATAAACAAAAAACAATTTACACTGTATCTGCACCCTGCGGTTCCGGCAAAACAACGTCAATGACGGATTATGTAACGCGCCTTGTCAAGAATACAAACAAGCGTGTTGTCATTGCTATGCCGACGATCAAACTGATCGAGCAACAACGACAAGACCTGATTAAATCCAATCCGCACGTAATCCACTCTGGTTCATTGGGTGGATTTAACAGTGCATCAGCGGCTTTCAAGGACGCTCTGCTGGATGTCAGCAAGCGCATTGTCGTCACCACGCACGCAACATTGTTCACCGGTATCAACTTCGCTAAAAATGGTGATTTCGAACTCATTATCGATGAAATTTTTGAAGTCGAGAAATTCTACTCGATTTCGCTTTCGCATCACAAATCGATCCTGACCGACAACTTGCTAATGCCTGCATTTGCTGATGGCGAATATAGCCGCGTCTTGCCCAATCCCGAAAAGCAGTCCGTCTGGTCTAAGATGATCGACCACCAAGGTGATGACGTATGCAAAATGTTTTCGGATTTGTTCGCGGACGCCAAAAACACTGCAAAGGAAGTTATTATCAAAACGGCTGATGCTGTGGCATTCAATCGCCGAGACAAAAACCTGAAAACCTTCGTAGCGACGACATTCCTTCTCCCCGACGTTCTTAAACACTGGTCGCACGTCAGTGTTATGGGCGCATCCATTCAGACTTCGATGCTGCATCATATCTGGCAACTGCACGGTACCGATTTTCAGCCTCATCCAGTCATCAAGCCGAAGAAGACCGCCCATACGGCGCAGGACGGTGAAAGAGTCGAAATCGCCTATTTGTTCGACCAAAACTGGTCGATTGGTGCATACCAAAATTATGCGGCAGGAACTGAAACGCTATTCGCCCAAATCGGCAAACTTTTAGACGGGCATTTTGGTTCGAAGTACCTTTTGTCAGTTAATGCCGATATCGACACACCTGCATATCGCCGTCATTTTGAAAGCGGCAACACCATCGAAACAATCTCGCACGGGCTTAATATCTTTCGTGAAGAAACCAATGCCGCGTTTTTAACCGCCTTGAATTACTCGGATTATCAGATAGCGAACCTTGATGGGATTTACGGCTTCGATCAGGCAAAAATCCATATGTGCCGCACTGTCGAGGTCGCCTACCAGTTTTTCTCTCGCACCAATATTCGGATGGCGGATTCGGATAAGCAATGTCGTTTTGTTGTCGCCGACCGTCGCACCGCTGAAGCCGTAGCAGACATTTTCAAGACAACGAACGTCATCAAGATCGACCACGATATCGTGTTGCGGCCTGATCGCGTCAAAAAGCAGAAGGTTGAAGACAAAGACCGGCAGGCGAAATCGCGGGAAGTTACAAAGGTTGAAAAGGAATTATTGAAGCAGATTAAACCGACACAGCGTCTCCATTTCGGCTACGGCCAGCACGTTAAGGACATTCAGCCTGTTGCGATGACGGAAAGCGCTAAGGGGTTTTTCCGGTGGATCGATGGCAAGCGTAATTTCGTTCCGGCGGCAAAGGCACTGACACCTTATATTACGCCAAGCGTTACCCGCGATGATGCAACCCGCCAGAATCCAAACCTGCTGGCAATCGATATTGATGGCACGACGATCACGCCGGAGGACGCGCTAAACCTGATCCCTTACACGGCAGGCGTATACAACACCTACTCCTGCGACGTAGGGGCAACGGGCCTCTATCGCTATCGCATTTACATACCGATGACGCACGAGGTACCGCTGCATTATGCAAAGTGGATGAGCAAGCATATCACGGCGCGTATGACCGAGATCGACCCTACGATCTACGTCGATAAATTGTCGGCCAAGGATATCTTTTATCTGCCCTGCAAACCCCTTTCCGGCCAGAAGGTCGATTATTACCGCCACGTAGACACCGACAAGCCGGTCCTCGATCCGACGACCCTAACTCGCCAGTGGGCCAAGGAAGAATATAAAGCCCAACAGGCTCAGCCAATCACGGCTCCTACCCTACCCGCCACCAAACCGCAGACCGGCATCAAGCCTTGGCAGCAAGCCATCCGCCGTCAGCAGCACGAGGCAGTGATACAGGCTGGTGTCGCTAAGTACGGCAATTGCGCACAAGGTACTGGCAATCGGAATTTTAATGCGTTTGCACAGTATCTGGTCAGCCAATCCGATATCGAAATCTCCGATCTGGCCGCATATCTCGGTGCAACTTATCAGTACTTTGGCCGCGATATGGCTGATCGCAAACGCCAAGCCACGGCGCTGTTATCCGACAGCCATATCCTTCAAATCATTGCGCAAAGGGGAATGTAAATGGTGTCGATCAACAGAGTTGACTGTGCAATCCACCAGAGCGATGTGATTGACCGTAACGGAGGATTTTAAATGATCGAAAAAGCATACCCTTGGATCGCAATGTATTTGTTATTGGCGATTTTTTATAAAATAGAGCCTGAACCGCTTTCGACCGTCTGGCCAGTCCTCGTCGCCGTAGGCGGTATGATGGCAATTTCATTCTTACGCGTTATTCGCGGCAAATAAAAAAGGGGGCTTTTAGCCCCCTTTTTGTTTTACTTCTTTTTTGCTTCGCGCAGTTTCCGCGAACGTTCTTCCGAACGCTGGACGATCTGCGCCCTGATATCATCATCGGTCTGGATCAGTTTCTCTGCAGCGTCCAACAATTCGAGAATTTCAGCCTTATCCTTCGCCGCAAAATGCGTCACACCATTGATGCTAATTGGCGATGATCCGATACGAACAACATAACCATCACCACGCGGCGTGAACCAATCGGTGCGATTAGACGTGTATCCACGAGACATCTTATTTGCGATTTCGCGTTGATCACGCAGTTTTGCCAAAAACTTCGATACCGGATCAGTTCCGCCTGCACGTCCTACCGTTTTCGTTGTCGCTTTGGCCGCGAACAAATCAAACAGCTTCTTTTTATCTACAGTTGCCATTTCAATTTCCTTTCAGGTGATATGCAAGTCAATGACACCACATAAATCATAAATAAGTTTACAGTCAATTCGATTTTAAAAAATGAAAATGATCAGATACGATATACCTAACTTCATCGTCCGAAACGAAATGAGTGATTACGTTGCATCTCATCCAGCAATGTCACGCGACGAGGCAATCACCGAATGGATGGTGACAAAATACAAGGCGTGGATAGAGACGCATATCAACCCGGTTGTTGATTTTGTTGCCAATATCGAGCCGACATATTTTGATGTGACTTTTGCAGATGTAGCTGACGCAACCACCTTCCTGTCAACGATGGGAGGTCGCGAATACTAATGTCTGAAAGAGAACGAAAACCACGCGATCCAGAGAGTAAGTCACCTTACTACGATCCCGTAGCAATTGATAATCGCCGTAGTCCCGAAAATCTAGAACGGCTTAAAGCGCAAGGGTTTCAAAAAGGACATCCCCATTACGGCGGAAGAAAGCCGGTACCAGCGATCCTCAAACAGCGCCTTGGTGATATGGCGGATGATGCAGCCGATGTCCTTTTTGATCTGATGCATCACTCCGAAAAAGACGCTGTGCGCCTTGCCGCAGTGCAATTGATAATCAGTCCGTTCGTTTCGAAAGCCGCTCGAAAGATCGAGGTGTCACACGAGCATTCGGTCTCCGACCTACTGCGATCGGTCAATGACCACCTGGCTGGTCACAAGTCAGCGATGATTGATGTCACTCCGGTCGACGAAGAAGACGACGATGACAACACCGATGACGACTGGCACTGACGCCGACCCCAATAAGAATAAGAAAATGAATGACATTATCCTCTCCTACATCTCGTATATTACCTCCACCCATTTCGCGTCTGGTGCGGCGGGTGCCGTAGTTAGATATGCGACCAGCAAAGACAAAAAACTCAAAGAAAACATCGCTGGTGGTATCGCCGGTGCATTGACTGCCAGTTACGTCACGCCACTGATTACGTCGATCTTATCAATCGATGAATCGAGTAGATCGGCATCCGGCATCGCATTCGTTCTCGGTCTCATCGGCCTTTATCTAACCGAAGCGTTAGTACGCATCATCGGCAACTACTCAAAAAATCCAGTCATACCGACTGCAATCTCGCTCGAAGGGATTGCCACCGCGATCAACGTATCTGCGGAATTATCTAATATTAACAATAATAAGCAAGATAATGACGACGACAACAACAGAACTGACGGAAAGTCAGCGCAATAAGCAAAAAGCATCTGAATTAGAGCAACTGATTACCCTGTTTCGCAACGATATTGGATTGTTCGCTAAGCAGATTTTTGGAACCGATCTCAGAGAAAAACAACTCGAATTCGCAAACGCCTTTCGCGACCATCCGCAGATCACGTTCCGAGGCGGGGTCGGATTTGGGAAAACGCATATCACCGCAATCTTAGTGTGGTGGTGCCTTATCTGCCGTAACAGAGTCAAGGTTAGCATTTTTGGGCCATCTGAACCAAATATCAAGGCGGGTGTCTGGAACGAGATTGATATCTTGTATCAGCGTATGCATCCTGTTTTTAAACAGGCATTCGCCGTCAATGCCAAGTCAGCATATCGCAAATCCGCCGAGTCTGATTGTTTCGCTGAATATCGTTTGGCGTCGAAAGAAAACGTTCAAGCCGCTCGAGGTATCCACGCTGACAACAATTTCGTTTTCGTGGACGAAGCAGATGGTCTCGATGATATTATCTACACCGACGCGCTTTTAAACATTCTTATCAATCCAAATGAAAATGCCAAACTTGTCCTTATCAGTAACCCTTCGCGAGCAACGGGCTTTTTCTGGAGGACGTGGAACGACCCCGATATTTCTGACGAATGGACCAAAGTCCACGGCAACATCCACGATATCCCCGGCGTCACGCCAGCGCATTTGGCATCCTACGAAAAGCGGTATGGTGGCAAAGATAGCCGTCAGTACCGCATTATGGTCCTTGGCGAATTTCCAGAGGACTCGGCAGACGGCCTTATACCGCGCTCACTAATTGATATTGCCGTCACACAAACCGATATCATACCGGCACCAACGGAGCCGTATGTTTGGGGTTTAGACCCTGCTGGCGATGGTCAGGACCGCTCCGTCTTATGCATCCGCCAAGGCCGGATGGTTCACAAATTCGAAGAATTTCACAATCTCGACTCAGTCCAGCTCGCTTACAAAGTCAGAGATATCTATCAGGCCACTCCCGCCAACCAACGTCCAGCCGTTATCGCCGTTGACAGTATCGGCGTAGGTTATGGCGTCTATTCGACTCTCAAAGAGTTTGGCCTGCCGGTTAAAGACATAAAGGTCAGCAATAAACCAACAAGACAGCCCGAACGATACCGAAACCTACGCGACCAGATTTGGTGGGAAACGAAAGAATGGTTTGCCACGGAAGACGTGCAAATCCCTAACCACGAGACATTAATCGCGGAATTGACTTCGATCCAATACAACACGGACTCTGGTAAAATATGCATCGAGGCGAAGAAGGATTTGAAGAAACGTATGAAAGGCAAATCACCTGACTTTGCCGACGCGTTATGTCTCACATTCGCAGTATCCGCCACGAGATACGCCAGTAAGTATGGATTTAGTAAACCGCTAATATATAACAACCTGTCAGCGTATGAATAATGCCCTCGCATAAATACTGATATTAATATCGGTATAAGCGACCAAAATGGTGAACAAAAATAATAATAAGATATCGCGTGACGATATCGCGTCTCTAATTGGCCAGAAATTACAAACCGCAACTGCCTTTGCAGCCAGTCAACTACAGCCGCAATACGAGCGCAACCTAAAGCAATATCTGCGTCAACCAATGCCGGGCGATGACAAGATACGAGGCCGCAATAAATTCGTATCAAGCGATGTGCAGGAACGCGTGGGTTGGGCTGTTGCACAGATTTTGCGTGTACTCGATGGTCAAAAATCGGTCGTATATTTCGAACCGAAGACCACATCCACTTACGATCAACAGATCGCGAAGCAGCAGAATGTTGTCATCAACCATATCCTCCGAGAGAGAAATAGCCACGTATCTATTTTGACGCCGTGGCTCTTTAACGCGTGCCTGCACGGTCTCGGCGTGATGTATGTCGATCTGGACGCAAAACGCAAAGAGGCTCTCCCAAAATTGATGAAGGCCGTCACCGACGATCAACTGGTCGAGATGGTACAGGCCGAAAAAGACGGCAAAATTGTAATTGTCGAAGCCGGAGAAGAATACCGCAACGAAATCGACCCACAGCTAATAGCGGGGTTAGCCGCTCAAATGGGTCTGCCTATCGATCCGTCACAGATCGACTTGGCCTCTCTCCCTGATGCAATCAAAGACCAGATTATGCCGGTCGTGCGCGACATCAAAATTCGCACGATTTCGACCAATCCAGAATTCTCCTTCAGGGCGTTACCGGTAGAGGATTTCATTGTTTCAAGTGACGCCGATATCGACGTGCAGACAGGTGGCATCCGCGCTGACATCCAAGGCCACCGCACTTATCTTTCGAAAGACGAGTTGCTGGATCGGGGGTATGACGCCGACCTGATCGACAAACTCCCGTATGCGGGCAGTAAGACTGATGGCGTTGCGACCGTCCGCGAGAACACCACTTCCGGCCAGAACAATCGGCCAGGCTCGGAGGTCGAAGTCTACGAGATTTTTACAAAATGCAAAATCGATGACAACACCGCGAGACCATATCGTATCACCGTAGCCGGCAGTATCTCTGCGCCTGTGGTACTCGGATGGACAGAGGTGACTTGCACCTATCCGTATGCACCGTTTGTCCCGTTCCCCCTCGCCAACACCCTTTTCGGTCAAGGCATTGCTGATCGCGTTGGTAACGAGCAAGACCTGATTTCTAAAATCCAACGGGCGATCCTCGATAACCTGCATATGCACGTTGATCCGGTCAAAATCATCAATCCCGAGGTAACATCGGTTGACGATATCCTGTCGATCCACCCCGGCAAGGTGATCAGAAGCGAAGATCCGACAGGGGGCATCTCATACAACCAGCCACAGTTTGCCGGTATGTCGGCACTACCCATTGTCGATCAGATGAAGTCCAATATGGATTACGTCTCGGGTGTCGGTGGGCAGATGGTGTCTGTCGATCCAGCCGATCTACAGCGTGTCGCCGCAGGAGCGAATGCACAACGTGCTAACGCACAGCAAATCCTGATCGAGCAGGTATGCCGCCATATGGCCGATACCGGTTATCGCTATCTCGTGCGTATTATTATCGATTTATGCGTGCAGCATCCCGATTTGGCTGAGCAATATATCCAGCGTCTCTCCGATCAGTACGTGCCGTTTGCCATCGATGACTGGTCGAGCGAAATGGATGTAACCACCACGATATCGTTTGGAAGTATGGACCGCGATTATCGAATGTCCATCCTGCAAGCCACGCTCCAGAGCCAGATGCAAGCGATGCAGTCCGGTCTCGCAGGCCCTGCACAGATTTACAAAACACTAGTCGAGATCGCGGAAACCGCCGGTCTACAGGGTGCCGAAGCCTATTACATCGATCCGGCAACACTCCCACCAGCGCCGCCTCCCCCGCCTCCAATCGATCCTAATAAGTCATTGGCTGATGCTGAAATACTTAAGGCTCAGCTCAAGGCACAAGCAGATGAAAAAGAGCGTGAATTCGAGGCTTACAAGTTGCGTGTGGAGGATGATTACCGCCGTGATGAATTGGCCCAAAAACTCGTCATTGAACAGGCAGAAATCGCCGCAAAATACGGCGCACAGATTGATATCGCTCGTTTGGAAATGGAACAGGCTCGTGATCGTAAGGACATCGAGTGGGCCATCGAACGCCAACGGCTTGAAAACGAACGTCAATCTCAAATCCAAGAACAAAAACAGATGGATATAGCGCAGCGCGACCAAATGCTTGCCGAATTACAAACACAGCAGCAGCAGTCTGTAGCACCGCAAATGCCACCACAGTCACCGATGGGAATGTAAAATGAAATCAATGAAACGAGAAGAAGTCACCGAACGCGCACAACAGGCAACCCGCCTGCTCGATAACGATGATTTCGCCGCGATTATCGGCTGCATTAAATCGGATATTTTTGATTCATTTTGCGGTACGAATGTCCTCGATACCGAACGTCGTGAAGAAATCCATAAGATTTCATATGCCGTCGATCTCCTTCGTAAAAAAATAGAGGCATATATTGCAGCCGAAAAACTCGCGATGTCTTCCGATAATCAACCACAATAATCCGATTTTTTGATTCCGATAAATAGAAATAACAACAACCTTTACGGGATCAAAAACTATGACCGAAATTACCAATACCCCTGACAATGGGACTGGTATGAGCATTGAAGATGCTGCTCAACATATTGCAACTATGTGGGACTCCGTTGACGACAACGAAACAACCGACACTGTAATTGATGACGACACTACCACGTCCGAAACGACCGATGAAATTGTGAACGATCACCCGGAAACGGAATCTGAAACAACGGAAGAAGTCGAAGAAGACACCAGCGAAGAAACCTCCTCGGCACTATCCGACGAAACCAAAATCAAACTCGATGATGGTTCCGAATTATCAATCGGAGAGATCAAGAAGGGATATCTACGCCAAGCGGACTATACCAAAAAGACGCAGGAACTTGCAGCCGAACGTGAAAAACTCGGGTCGCTTGAAACTGCAAAGGTGGAAATCCGAAACCAGAGTTTAAACGAAATTGGGAAGATCAAGCATCAACTTGCGACCCATTGGAAGTACAACTTTGACATTAACTGGCAGCAATTAGCACAGGACGACCCATACGAATACGCCGTTAAAAAAGAACAGGCGGCTGCATTCGAAGGTCAGGTCCAGCAAATCGCGCAACTCGAAAACGCAATGAAAGCGGAAAACGAACGCGTTGAACGCGAAACCTTTGCGGCAAATCAGCAGCGTGCACGCGAAGAAATCGTGCAGAAGTTTCCAGAGTTTGGCAACAAAGAGACCGCGACACCCATCCTCAAAGGTATGACCAAGTACCTATCGGATAATGGTTTTTCGAAGGACGAAATCGAGGGCATTGCGGATAGTCGCGTGTTGTCGATCCTCTATAGCGCCTACAAGGCACAGGCTACTGCACAGGCAGTACCTGCCGCAAAAGCCGCTATCGCTGACAAGCCCAAGATTAGCAAGCCAGTTAATAGACCACACGGAAATACAGCATCCGTATCTGCCGCAAAAGCGTTCGAAGCATCGGGTTCGATTGAAGACGCCGCCGCATATATCGGATCGCTATCTAGACGATAATCATCAATAACAATAACGGAGAAGCCACAAATGGCCACATTAATATCAAGTCAGATCGTCAACAAGGCGGAAGATCTAAGCGCCGTCATACACAAAGTAAATGAACACGAAACGCCGTTTTACACATCGATTGCTAAGACTTCCGCCAAGAACACTTACCACGAATTCCTCTCTCGTGAACTTGCGCCCGCCAACAAAAACAACGCCGCAGCCGAAGGTGCCGACGCCGGTGCAGCTACCGCGTCGCTCGTAGATCGAAAGGGTAACTGGACACAGATTTTCACCTCTGTCGCACAGGTGTCCGGTACACTCGAAAACGGTATTGACCCTATCGGATATAGCTCCGAGGTCAGCGAACAAAAGGCTGTCAAAACCGTCGAAATCAAGAACGATATCGAAGCCGCAATACTATCTGGTAACGGTTCGGTGGGCTCTGGCGTCCGTAAGTTAGCTGGCGCAGAGGCTTGGATTTCCACAAATGCCAACCACGGCGCTGGAGGCGCAACACCCGGATTTTCGAATGGTCTCGTAGGCTCGGTTACTGACGGCACGACCCGACCGTTGACGGAAGGTATGTTCCTCGATCTTGCCGAAGACCTTGTGAAATCTGGCGGCAAGGCGCGTAACGTAATGGTGCCGCACGGTCTCAAGACGGCCTTTGCAAAGTTTTCCGGTAACGCCGACAAATATCAGGTCGCGAACAAAGAAGGCACCATCTACAACGATGTTGGTGTCTATGTTTCGCCCCACGGTACTTTCAAGGTCTTGTCGAACTCTTTTATGACCGAAACGACCGTTATCGCTTACGATCCGAGCCTCTGGAAAGTTGCGGAACTACGTAAACTCACTGCAACACCGCTTGCTAAGACCGGTGACTCCGAACGTTGGCAGTTACTGACCGAATTGACTCTTGCGTGTTACAACGAGAAGGGCAATGGCAAGATTGCAGACGTAACGGCTGCATAATCAACAAAACAAAATTAGATTACAAACTTAGGCGGGGTAATACCCGCCTTTTTTCGTGCATCGATAAATACCAATAACAATAATAATAATAACGGTATTTTATATGGATCGAAGATACACCGCACCTCCCATTGGTAACGTAGTTGGCCGAGAAACTCTCGTTTGGTGTGATGACAACGACAAACGAGTAACATTCACACGGTGTGGCGATGAAATATACGTCCGTACCGAGTGGAAGAATGTTGCCGCAGTCCTCAAACGAAATGCAGAGTTAGCAGCGGATTTTTCGCGAAACCAGAAACTTGGTGAAATCGTTCAAGTCGCAAATATACCCGAAGGACTGTATTATCAATGGGCTGACGAAGGAATTGTTGATGATGAGGAATACCTCAATCGCCGTCTAAATGATGCGCAATTTGCTAAACTTCGCACAAATAATTTGGTGCTCTGATGATCGGCACCTACCAGCAACTCGTCACCGCAGTGCAAGATTATTCGCTCAGATCAGATGCTCCGATTGATTTGTTCATTCGATTGGCTGAATCCGATATTTCTCCATACCTCATCCATTATCGTGCAGAAACCGAAGCCACAATCAACATCAATAGCAGCGGTGTTATCGCACTGCCAAATGACCACATCAAAACACGCGCAATCGCGGTTGATGGAATTACGCCCACTCCGGTCGGTATTTTCGATAACGCAATTTATCCCGACCAGATCACCTATTATCAATCCGGCAATCAATTAAATTTCCGGTCGGTCAATCCGATGAGCAAAGCGACTGTCGCATATTATGCGCGTGTCCCTGCCCTTACATCGACCGCTAATAGCAACTGGTTGTTGACCTACTATCCGTCCGTATATCTCTACGGCGTCCTGTCCCGACTTTACAAATGGGCAAAGGATGCAGAGGCCGAAGCCGACGCCAAAGCCTCGATGATGGAAGCCATTAACGCACTTCTTGAAGACCACAAGCAAGGCACGACTGTTACCAATCCAATCCAGCGAGAGGTGACGCAGTGGTAATAGATATACCTTTACCGCACTGGCGACCTGACGCTGCGGACATCAGCAATCCCGGCTTGAAAACGGCGAATAATGTCGCACCGTCGATGGGTAATGCACAAGGCACCGTCACGTATCTCCCACTAAAAGCGGCTGCGTTATACGCATCTACTGCGCTCGATACCCCCGCTCGTGGATTAATGATAGGAGCCGATAGTCTCGGTAATGCCCGCGTGTACTGCGGTACATCGGCGCGACTAAATCTCTTCGATCCAGCGACCAACACTTGGCTGAATAAATCTCGTCCTGCTGGCTACACAACGACTGAGCAGGAGCGGTGGAATGCGATCCAGTATTCTGCCTCGATCATCACGACAAACTACAGTGATAACATCCAGTACATTAATATGGACGACAACGGCAATTTTGCCGATTTAACGACACTCGTTCGCGCCCGGTATATCGTCTCCCATCGGGGCTTTGTCGTCGTCGCAAATACGATGGATGCTTTCGATGGAGCACAGCCGAGCCGGGTTAGATGGAGCGCCATTAATAATCCATTTGATTGGAGTTTTAGCCAAGCCACTCAGTCCGACTATCAGGACTTGCGAAACGTCGGCGCGGTGACCGGCCTCGTCGCAGATGAAGACATCTGGATATTTTGCGAGAACGCCATTGTGCGGCAACACTATATCGGGACGCCGTGGATTTTCGAATTTTCGACGGTCGTTGAAGGTCGTGGTTGCTCTGTACCATCATCCATTATTACAGTTGATGGCATCACCTATTTTTACGCAGGCGACGGCTTCTACTCCTTCCGATCAGGTCAGATTTCACCGATTGGCGCGGGCAAGGTAGACCGGCATTTTAGCGATGACGCCGATACATCCGCTTGGCATTTGATGACTGTCGTGGCCGATCCCACCGAGCCGTTGATCATATGGACATACGCGAGCAAAGCCGCGACGAACTCGCAACCAGACAAGAGCATCATCTACAATTACGTGACCGGCGAATGGTCACAGGCCGACGCTCGATCTGCATATCTTTACCAATCACAATCTCTGCCTTGGACAATTGACGGTCTCAATGCGTACGGCTCGATTGACAATGTACCAGCCTCATTCGATTCCAACATTTGGAGCGGCGGCAACGAAGTTGTTTGGGGCCTAGACGTTTCCGGCAAGGTCTACACTCTGAGCGGTCCTGTAATGACCGCGACCATAGAAACCGCTGAAATGCAGGTTTCAGCAAGTCTTGAAGACGCCAAGCACGACCGCGCTACAATAACGGCTGTAAGGCCGGTCTATCAATCGGACGGTACAGCACAAATTACGATTGGTAGTAAGCAACTGCCAAATGAGGGCCTCAACTGGAGTAGCGCCTACCCTACAACCGTCGCTACCGGTTACGCATATGTCCGATCACAGGCACGCTACCATTCGATCCGTGTAACGGTTTCTGGAAATTGGAACAAAATATCCGCCATACAAGTGGACGCGGTAGCTGCGGGAGGTCGCTGATGACGACCATTAATCCCATTTCCAATATCGATGACAAGAGCAATCTGCGGTCCATTATCAACCAGACGATACGACAGGTATCCGATGTTTCAGGATCAATTACTGTAGCCGCATCAGGCACCATAACGATTCAAAATCCTAAGATTTTCAGCGGAACCGTTATCGTATTATCACCACGTAATGCAGCAGCATCCAGTGCAACATACTACGTATCATCAGTTTCAGAAGGTTCCGCGTCAGTTGTCGTAACCGGTACTGGCGTTTTTGATTATCAGCTATGCGGAGTGCGTTGATGATCCGCCGCGTTGATACAGCAGAAGACGCAATCGAAACCTACGGTATATTCCGCGACAAAATCCTGCACGTGATTGATATCGCAAATGACGACACAACCGAAACCGAAATCCTGAAATTACTCGATAGTCGTGAAGCCCTGATGTGGGTCCATAATGACTCCATCGCGATAGTCCAGATCATTATTGATCTTACGAACGGTAGTCGTTGGTGCCTTGTGCGCATCGCATCCGGTGATCTTTCCGACATCCTAGCGGGCAATTCGGCCATCGCTGAGTGGGCAAAATCCCACGGCGCTATCGGCATCTGTTTGATTGGGAGAAAAGGATGGATACGCGTTCTGGCTCCGCTCGGATTCTCTATAAATACTACAAAACAACAAGAAGGCAGGGTCTACCTGCTCAAGAGATTTTTCGATGGCTTCATCACCCAAGACGACGACGCAGACCACGCAGACTGAGCCGTGGTCTGGCGCAAAACCGTACCTACAATCGGTATACGCACAATACGAT